CAAACAACAACGACAACACCAACAACAACACCTACATTAACTGCAACCCCAACCCAAACAAGAACTCAAACTCCAACGTCTACATTAACTGCGACTCCTACTCAAACAAGAACTCAAACACCAACAACAACACCTACATTAACTGCAACTCCTACTCAAACAAGAACTCAAACGCCTACATTAACTGCGACTCCTACTCAAACAAGAACTCAAACACCAACACCGACTGAAACACCTCCGGTAGTTTGTGTATGTTATACATTAACTAGTGATACACCACCTCCACCAAACCCATCTATAGGTGCGACTACTTTCCAATATACTAATTGTACGGGTGGTACTCAGACAGTGTTTGTTGAAAGTGGAATCCCACAAGACGTTTGTGCTCGAGAAAATACCGTAACAAGAATTTCTGGAGACCCTGGAATTATTGATATTTCAACATACAATTGTTGTTTAGGCTCTATTGTTGAGTGGAGTTATAAAACAACTTTCACGGTGGGTTGTTTATTAGGTGCATCCACAGACGTGTGTACTGACAATGCTGATATATGTTTGTCAACAGTAATTTATAGTTCAGATGGTACAGGTTGTTTAGGAGGTTCAATGGCTGCTGGATGGTACGCAGATTTTAACACTACTTCCCCACCAAATAAAAGACAATGGAATGGTACTAGTTGGGTTGGAGCTTGTGTAAGTTGTGGTAGTTGTCTTGTTGCCGATACAATAATAACATTATCAGATGGGTCAACTAAATTAATACAAGACATTCAAGTTGATGACATTCTTATGTCTCTTGACGTATCAGGGATGCCTTTACCATCAGACGAATGGTACTCTTGGAGTAGTGATACATTAAATTATGTAGAATCAACTTCTACAGTTATTGGATTCACATCGTTTGAATTTAATTCTGTGATTAATATTAATGAAGGTAGATTAATTGCAACTGATTCTCATAACCACGTTGTTAAACAAAATGGTGTTTGGTATATCAGAACAACATCTGATTTAAATGTTGGTGATGTATTATTAGATATGGATAATACTGAATTTGAAATCACATCATTAGTTATGATATCAGAACCTACAACGGTTTACAACATTGATGTAAGTAATAGTAATTTATATTTTGCAAATAATGTCTTAACTCACAATAAGTAAAACAGATACTTATTAGAACAAAGTAAACTATTTATATAAGAAAAAATATATTTAAATTTAGAATATGGAAAATAATCAAAATACGGATTTAACGGTTTGGCAAAGGCTTTCACAAGCATTTGGTCCAAATTCGTTATTAAATCAAGATTACCCAACATATAAGTTGGATAAGAAGGAGTTGTTAAAAACAACTTCAAAAGACGAATATGAGAGAGAGAAATTACAAGCTCAACAAACTTATTACTTATCCAATCAATGGACTAAGATTGAAAGTAACTTATACACACAAGCGGTTTATTATGAACCAACTCGTTTAGCGTCATTCTACGATTATGAAAGTATGGAGTATACTCCGGAAATATCTGCAGCGTTAGACATTTATGGTGAAGAATCAACAACAGTTGATGAGAATGGTTATATGTTACAAATTTATTCTGAGTCAAAAAGGATAAAATCTATACTAGCCGATTTGTTTAATAATGTTATGGACATAAACACAAATTTAACTATGTGGACAAGAAATACTTGTAAATATGGTGATAACTTTGTTTACTTAAAATTGGATTCTGATAAAGGAATCGTTGGTTGTATGCAATTACCAAATATTGAAATTGAACGTTTAGAGAGAGGTATGGCGGCAAAATCAGCAAATATTGAAGAACCTGCGGAAAATAAAGGATTAAGATTCAAGTGGAAAGCAAAAGATATGGAGTTTAACTCTTGGGAGATTGCTCACTTTAGATTATTAGGTGATGATAGAAAACTTCCTTATGGAACATCAATGTTAGAAAAAGCAAGACGTATTTGGAAACAATTATTATTATCTGAAGACGCAATGTTAATTTATAGAACTTCAAGAGCACCGGAAAGACGTGTATTCAAAGTATTCGTTGGTAATATGGATGATAAAGATGTTGAGGCATATGTACAACGTGTTGCAAACAAATTTAAACGTGACCAAGTTGTTGATTCCAAAACAGGTAATGTTGATATGAGATTCAACCAAATGGCGGTTGACCAAGATTACTTTATTCCTGTTAGAGACCCAGCGGCATCAATGCCTATTGAGACATTAGCAGGAGCTCAAAACTTATCAGAGATTGCCGATATTGAATATATCCAAAAGAAATTATTAACGGCACTTCGTGTTCCTAAAGCGTTTTTAGGGTTTGAGGAAACTGCCGGTGACGGTAAAAATTTATCATTAATGGATATTCGTTTTGCAAGAACTATTAATAAGATTCAAAAATCTATGATTGCTGAATTAAATAAAATTGCAATTATACATTTATTTTTATTAGGTTTTGAAGATGAATTGTCCAACTTTACACTAGCGTTAACAAATCCGTCATCTCAAGCTGATTTATTAAAAATTGAACTTTGGAAAGAAAAAATTGCGTTGTATCAACAAGGTGTTGCGGCAATTGAAGGTATTGCTCCGGTATCTGTATCGTGGGCTAAAAAACATATTTTAGGATTCTCAGATGAGGATATTAAATTAGATTTACAACAACAAAGAATTGAGAAAGCGGTTGGTGCTGAATTAACAAACACTGCAACAATCATTACTCACACAGGTATTTTTGATAATATTGATAAATTATATGGTACAACTTCGGGTACTACAGGTGGAGCAGCAGCACCATCACCACCACCACCGCCAGGAGGTGGAGGAGGTTTCGGTGGTGGAATGGAAGATTTAGGTGGACCTGAACCGGGTGGTGAACCTGAATTAGGAGGAGCCCCTGAGGCGGCTCCGGGTTCTGAACCGGGAGGTGACGCAGGAGTAACACCTGAATCATTTAAACGAGATAATCTAAAAATATTAGTAGAACAAAGTACATTAACTGAGGATGAATCTTTTATTGATTTATCTAAAGGAAAAAATTCTTTAGGAGATATTGAAGCTCAATTAAGTAAACTTCTAAAAGATTAGATATTTATAATAAAAATTAGATATGAAAAATTTTGGTTTATTAAAAACAAAGATTGAAAATGTGTTATTAGAGTCATACGCTAACGACACGTTCAAAAACGAATTAAAAACATTTAAGAAACTTGTTATAGAAAATAAAAACATTAGTAAATTATTTTACCTATACGACGAATTAAGTTCACCAAAATCATTAAGTGAATCTTACTGTAATGATTACATTAATGAATGTATTAAAATTTACGAGAATACTGTAAACAAAATAAAACAATCAGAGATTAATCAAATCGTCGCTTGGGTTGGAAATAAAAATGTAGAATGTAACTATAAAGATATTGATACATTATTCTCTAGCGATGTTTTAACTATTGAGTCAAAAATTAAAAGTAGAAAAGTTATTGCGGAATCTCTTAAAAAATTACCGGTAACTAAAACTGAAGGTATTGATTTACCATTATCAACAATGGTTAGTGTTGCTAACAAAACTATTAAAAGTTATATTGATGGTTTAAACGAATCAGATAAAAAGGAATTAATCGCTTTGTTGTCGGAAGATGACTCAACATTGAATGAAAAATATACTACACTTAAAGAAGGTGTGGTTACAAAACTAACAGAAATGAAAAATGCTAGCACTGATAATTCAATGCAAATAAGAATTGATGAAACTATATCAAAAGTAATTTCTGAAAAATACGATAAACTTACGTATTTCAAACTTAAAAATCTTAAAGAAAATCTTTAATCGTTATCAGATTTGAACTTTTTTTGGACATACTTGGCCTTAGAAAGTTCATTTCTTTTAATAACAGATTTCTTAACAAATTCCTTCCTTTTAAAAAGTTCACCACTTTGACGTGTCTTGATAACTTTACTCTTATAAAGTTTTAGAGCCTTCTCAATCGTAATGTTGTTGTTTAGTTTAACTATTAGCATATAATACATATATCTTCTTCCTACATAAAAGTTTTGACATTACATATAAAAACACCTATTATTTTTAAAAATAAACAGGAAAATATGAAAATTAATGAAAAAGGGAAAAACTTCTTTCCTACAAGGTTTCAAAACAGCAAAAGTTGTTTACGGAACGGTGGATTCAATCAATCTTAAATCTCTCTACTTAAACATCCAAACTTGGGTCGAACCAATTTACGAATGTGATAATTGGACAAGAACAGTTCTTAACCTAAGTAGAAGTATTAAACACTCAATATACGAGTCGATAAACAAACAAATATTTGATGAAAAATTTATTGTCGATTTAGATTTAAGGTCTAGCGGACTTAATCTAAATAAAAAATCATTTATGAATCTTGAAATAAATTTTTACATAACCCAAGAAGATTTAGATTTTAAGGGTAAAGAAATTAAACAAAATTTACAACAAATAACAGAACAAATTTTTAATGACAATTTTTTAAAAAATGAAAATTTTAATTTTTATCTAACCAAAAAGAGTAAAATCAGTACAGAATTGCTACAAACCGAGAATGTTTAATATTTATAAATAAAACATTCAAAATGAATTTAAGAATATTACAACCAAATGAATCAGGAAAAGGTATATTAGTTGAGTACGACGCAGGTTATATTAACCCAACGGAATCACGTAATGTTGAAATTATACGAGAATCTAATGGAATATTGGACCACTCAAAACCTATTGAATTTTATGCTGTATTACAAAAATATAATACCCCAAATAGAAATGGTAGATTATACCCTGAACGCATATTAAAAAGAGAAGCCGAGAATTATAAAAAAATGATTACAAAGGGTACCGCTCTATCTGAGTTAAATCACCCGGAATCATCTCTAATCGATTTAGATAGAGTGTCTCACTCTATCACAGAAGTATGGTGGGAAGGAAATGTGCTAATGGGGAAAATTAAATTACTCACTTCTCCGGGTTATCACGAAAGTGGAATTTGTTCCACTAAAGGTGACATAGCCGCTAACTACCTTAGACAAGGTGTTACATTGGGGATATCCTCAAGAGGGGTAGGGTCACTTAAAAAAATTGGGGAACAGAACGAAGTTCAAGACGATTTTGAATTAATTTGTTTTGACTTAGTATCTTCACCTTCAACTCCGGGAGCATATCTATTCTTAAATAAAGAAGATAAAAATCTATATGATGAGAACTTGGAAGAAGAGAAAAAAATAAGTGTTGAAAGACACGTTGGAGATTCCGGAAACAAATCGCTTGACTTAATGAAAAAATTAAACGATTATTTGGGATACTAAATAAATAACAAAAAATGGAAGAAAAGTATTTTATCGCAAAAGTTACCTTAGATTCACTTGATGAGGCGTCAGGTAAGATTAAAAAATTAAGAGAAGAAAAATTAGTAAGTGGTTATAACCCTACTGACGTTGAGGCGAAAGTTACTAAAGTTTTCGAACATTATACAATGGAGTGGAGAATCACTGCGATTGTAGAAAGTAAAATCAATGAAGTAATTGAGTAATTAAAATTTTAATTATTAAACAAAAGAGGACTATATGTCCTCTTTTTTTATGCTTTTTTATTTATGGAGATATTTATTAATGTATAAAAAACCTGATGTGATTTGAGTTTAATTTAAACTTTTTTCATATTGGGAGATATTTATATATTAAAAACTATATAAAAACAATGGCAAAAGAAAAATCTTTAGTTG